GAGAACAACTCTACATTTTCTCGTAAAGATCTACCTAAGCAATCACCTAACTTAAGTAGGTTCGTAACGGTTGTGTTTCTGTTTTCGAATAAATGATCAAACATTTCTAACTCCTTGTCTTTTATAATAGACCATGTTTATATAGTAAAGCTACTTAGATATTATTTTGGGGATTTCGTACATTTCTGTTCATAACCCTATCTAACGCTTTTGTTTTAGTGGAACCGCTACCAGATTCAGAAATTATTTTCTTCTTAAGTCTAGCAAGAGCGGCATGAGTTTTGGGATCAATGGATTCCTTCTTAGGCTTGGCCTTTTCGACTTCCATTTGTCTTTCAGCATCAGCCTGTTTAGAACCTTCATCACGGTCAGCATCAGCGTCCTTACCCTTCTGCTCGCGATCCATGTCCTTGTCTTTGTTTTGTTGGTCAAGACCAGACTGCTGTTCAGCCTCTCCCTGCTGATCTGCTGCTTCCTCTTCTTTCTCTTTCTTAAGCTCCTCCTGCATCTGCTGGATTTGCTCCTCAGTCATGTCGTAGAACTCTTTATAGATGGTAGATTTAGGAAAAATACCTAAGCCCACAACTGCCTGTACTACGCGAGCTTTTTGCTCATCAATTTCCATTTTTCTCTTAGTAAATACATCACTAGGGTCTGGAAGCTGGATACGAAGTTCTTTAAACATGCTGGCTGGGTAACCTACAAGAGCAAGGTGTCTACGAGCAATCTGCTCTAAGCCCATCTCCATTTGCTGTTGAACGCGACTAATAACGCGAGCAAACTTAGCATCTAATTGTGACAGGTTCGCCTTACGCTCAGGGGACTTATCCTTCTCAACAATGTAATCCTTCGGAACCTTCAGTGCAGCCAGAAGCTTATCACGGAAGTACCTTACATCATCAACCTCACCTAAGTTTTGTGCGCCGGGGAGCGTGTCAATCTTAGTGCCTTGGTTTCCTCTTGTGGGAACGAAAAAGTCCTCATCAGCACTAAGTGGGTTGTAGCGAGAATCAACAGTGCCATCATTAGCGTTGTAGTATTTTTCCTTCTTGAACTTCTCCTTTACCTTTTCGATGAACATCTCAGCTTTGGTAGCTGGCATGTTGGCAACGTCAATGTAGAAAATTCTTCTTTCAGGTGCTCTAGCTAGACGGTAGATAAGCATCGCATCTTCCATAAGCTTGAGAGAGCGGAATACTCGAACAGCTAGGGCTGCAATAGACTTACCGTATGGGTAGAATGCAGGGTCAGAAGTTCTAAGCCTAAAGTGTACAATCTGGTTTCTATCTAAAGTGATATACTTAGAACTAGCCATATTACCAGCCATGCTACCAAATGCTTGCCAATCATTATCCTCTGGAATCTCTTGCAAGAAATCCGTAAGGTAGCCGTATTCATTCTCCACCCGAATAATAAAGTTAGGGTTTAGAACCTTTAGCCTTTGCAATCCTCTTTTTGGATGATTAACATCGAGAACCGTTTCGATAAAGCAGTCCCCATATTTGCAGGTATTTCTGATGATATCCCAGTAGTCCCTATCTAGCTGAATCTTCTTGAAGCACTTATTTACCTCATCCACAACCATCTGGCTATCAGCAAGAACAGTCCATCTCTCGTTACGCAGATTTTTTTGAGTCGAATCGTCAGCATAGATATCAAATGCAACCCCGATTTCGGGATAATCATCCATCTCCTCATACTTTGTATAACGCTCCCTCCTGTTCTTCTCCAGTTCAGGAAGCTGCAATGTGGTCCTACTAAGAGCACCAAGAGCGGGGAGAGTATCGGGCTTGACAGTATCGACATTCTGTACCGTGTCTCCAGCTAGGGTGGCTTGAGGAGTTACCCCATCATCTGCCTGCTTTGCCATATAAGGCGCAGCCTTTGTAGCAAAGAATCTAGCGAGGAATTGGCCTAACCGACCTGACGGCCAGAAGTAAGGACCAGTGTTACTATCAGGTGTGTTTGAGAATTTAGTATTGCCGATGGCATCCTCATTTAACTTGTCTTCGTCTTTTATTTCATCAGCCATCTTATATCTTCCTCTAATTCTTGGTTAACCGCGTCATGGACAGTGGACCTCATAGGTTCTGGAGGTCTACGTTCTTGTTCTTCTAGGCTATCTTTCATCTCTAAGGGACCACTCCCTGCTAATGTATGTAGTAAAAATATAGAAATTGAAAGGCTCATAATTAAATCATCATGCTTGCCTTCATCAGCAGTAATCTTTCCATTATCGTCAACAATAAAAGTTAGAAGCTCCTCCACAGTTCTTTTAGAATTAATTTTAATAAAGTTGTTTCGAATGTATTCTTCCATCCTAGCTAGAAGTTCCTCACGGTTCCTCGTCGTGACCTGAATACCAAAATCGTTTTTATCATCAATCCATAGATTGTCATACTCCATAACATTGAACATCCAATCAATCAGGTTGTTGCCGATTGTGTTCCGCTCAATAATTACGGATGCATTATTATATAGATTAGCTTCGTTAGTTAAAATTTGAGCAAGTTCATTAATTGGGGTTTTATTGGAGTAAAATTCCGCAACTTGCTCACCTGTGTAGGCATTAAAAATATGAAAAGCGGAATTATCCCGTTCCCTACCTAAGCTCACATCTACCCCAATCACATATTCGTGCTCTGGGCTAGGGTCTTTCCAGACCCGCATCTTATTATTGTACTTAATCCAGTAGTCTTCGTTCTGCTCCTCTACCAACCTAGTGAGTAGGTAACCCTCCAAATAGGTATCACCTGTACCGAGGAACTCACACTCATACTCTTGAAGCCACTGCTTTAGGGGCATGTTAGCTTTTGTAGTTTTTTCCCAATCATCTACATGAAGATCTTTCTTTTCCATCTCATCGTAAAGAAAATCAAACCCCTCCATCCGTTTATACTCAGGGTGGGATTCCCAGTTAATGTCAATAGCGTTGAAGGAGTTCTCCTTTGCTAAGGCTTTGTGATACACATCATAATACCAATTGCCAATACCATTAACGGTAGAAAGGACAAAAGCCCTACCTCCTGTGGAGATAATTGGGTATACAGCAGCCCAAATAGTGTCAATGTTTTCAATGAAAGCAGCCTCGTCAATAATTAGAAGGGAGCCAGCTAGGGAGCGGCCTGATTGCTTGCCTGATGGGCGAGACTTGATTGAAGAGCCTGTGGCTAACTTCATGGTATGTTTGTTATCTTCAACTAACTTAGGTCTTAAGAACACGGGAAGTTCTTCGTACATAATTTTAATACGATCCAGAACCTCCGTTGACTCAGCATCACCTTTTGACAAAATAACTACTTGCTTGTGTTTCTGGAACACGATCATCCACAAGGCATACGCAGCCGAGATCGTAGTGCAACCAGCCTGTCGGAACTTTCTTAGAATATTAAACCGATGTTCTTGCAAACATTTTAAAATATCCGTTTGAAAAGGGTATAACTTAAAGGGGACAAGACCACGAACGGGGTGAGTGACCTTGATGTAGTTAGAAATAAAATAACTAGCATCAGCCCTACACTTCTTAAACTCTTCTACTAATTCTGCTTGTTCCATGATTGTATGCTAACTTTTACTATTATAGTCCATGAAGATCTTCGCAGTAATATGTACTAGAACTAATAATTTCAGCAAAGTTACACGGGACTTGTTAGATACACTATCTAGCTTTGGTGTGCAAGTTAAAGTGATGACAAACCAAACATCTATCTTTGAAGCCTACAAAAAAGGACTAGACAAGTGTGATGCAAGCAGTGAGGATATCGTGATATTCTGCCATGACGATATTGAGCTTTTGGATACTAAGGCCGACTTCATAGCTAAAATAGCTTCTTGCTTACGAGAGAATACAGGCATCGTAGGCCCAGCAGGAACCACACGGCTTGGCCCTGATGCCGTATGGTGGAATTACGACAACTGGAGGGCTGGTTTACATAGCGGAGCAGTGTATCACCGAGGCGAGAAGGGTCAAATATACAACACTGAATACGGACCCTACAGAAGAGTGGTAGTTTTAGACGGTCTATTCCTAGCGGCTAGAAAATGTGTATGGGATACCGTAGGAATGGGCAAGCCAGACTACTTTAGAGGGGACTGGGACTTCTACGATCTCCATTATACCAGCAAAGCACACAATTCAAAGCTAGAGAACCACACAATTCCCATAAAAATCATCCACCACTCCGCAGGGGATATCGTGGGCAGAGATTCTTGGCACAAAAACCGAGAAGCCTTCATAAATAACACTTCACTACCCTTGGTTTCCT